CATAGACTGACTTGACCGTCATTTCGCCAGAGGTCGGGATCGCAACGCCAGACGGAATATTCACCACCCCGTTCGACACGGTGACTGTGCCCCCGGTAATGCCGCCCTGCGACTCGATTGTCCAAGTGGCGAGGCTGGAGACATCGGTGGTCCCACGGAACCGCTTGAACTGGATGTTGCGCGCCAACTGGCCGGTATCGAGTTCGCCGAGGTAGTTGGCCGTGAAGGTGGCGGCAGTGTCTGCCGGCTCATGGCGGCTGGACGCTTGGAGCGCGCCGAGAATGAAGGGATTGTTGAGCGGGTCATAGACCGTCGGCGCTGTGGGGGTGACTGGCGCACTGTCCTCGGCGTCCCACTGGTAGATGGCGTCATTCTCCTCGACCAAGGACATGGGAACCTGCCCATCAAAGCGAATTTCTTGGCTAACGACACGGAAAAGCTTCTCGTTCCAGCCGAGAGCGGTGAAGGTCAGGCGCACAACATCACCAACCACGCAGCCCTGCGCTTTGGCGGTGAAGGTTGCAGAGAACAGCCCCCTATACTGGTTGCGCTGGAGGACTTGCTTTGCAATCCGCTGCGCGCGGCGCCCGTCCTCGACATACCCGAGGTCCAGCGTCATTACACGCTCGATACCGTCAGGGCTGTCGAACCCGACCTCCGGGTAATCCACCAACTGGTAAAGGCTGCTGGTGGATGGGTCCACGTAACGGCCACGGGCCTTGTTGTAGGAGTCGGTCAAGCCGCGCGTCTGGTTCCACTCAAACTCGCCCAGAACATCATTCTCGTCAAAGTCCAGCACATAATCTGCTAGGTCGTTCTTGGTGACATCAAGCGAAAGCTTGCCGTTGCTGTCCCGCAGCGTCCCGTTCATGCAGGCAAGGAAGGTGTTGATTACGCTCATCCGGTCATCGGCATCGGAGGCCGTGCCGGAGGTGCGGTAGCGGCGCTGTGTCCCACCGGTGGCAAGCGTGACGTATTCGTCGCAAATGTTCGCGGCGGTGATAAAGCTTTCGAGGTCAATGCGGGACGGAGGAACGCCGCAGCCAATCGAGAGACGGTCATTGATTTTCCAGCCCAGCAACCACCAGAGCAACTGGAGCGCGGGGTTGTCGCAGTCGTCGGGATCGGTATAGCTTCCCCATGTTGCCTGATCGTCCGAGCGGTGTGCGCCGGAGCCGCCTGATACAGTGGAATCGAGGCGGGGGTCATAGAGGTAGCCGCCCTCGCCAATGATGGTGACGCGGCTCGGCAGGCCATTGACCAGCGGGCTTTCGGTCTTGGACGAGTTGCCGGTGCGCTTGATGCGGATATGGACATAGGCGCAGCCGGTCAGGCGGCATGTGCTGCCCCACTTGGAGCCGCCGTTGATCGAGATGGTGTTGCCGGAGTTGCCTTCCAGCCGCGTTGCGACCGTCAGGTAGCCGGAGTAGGTCGATGTCACGCCACTCCCGGATGCCCACGCCTGCTTTTCCTCGAACCAAATCTCACTGATCGCCTTGACCTTGTGGGCCGCCACACAGATGATGTAGTCGATGTATTCCTGATTGGTTCCGCTGCCCTCATGGTAGCGAAGGTCCAAATTCATTGCGGTAGTGCCGAAAACCGCCTTGCGCGGTGTAGTCGGGTCGAGGCTTACGTTGAGCCGGGAAAGCTGGCTCTTGGGGACACCTGGCGCCAGAAACCCGGCTATACCAGACAGTGCAAGGGTTGCGCCGACGGCCACTACAAGGGATGAGATGATGCCAGCGGCAGCAGCGCCAGCAGCGGCAGAGCCAACGAACAAGCCCCCAATCGGGCCGGCGAAGGCGATTAGCGCGATGCCGGTAATGATTTTCAGAACTTTACCCACGCCCGACGCTCCAGCACTTATCCCACATCAAACGTGGCACTCGCTCCAGACCGTCGTCTGACACGAACCACGCGAAGGAACCCATTACTACACCAACCGAGCCGTCAAAGAAAGCGAGATCGCCGCGTTGGGCGAAGCCGATGCCAATCTCTGAGAACTTGGCGCCCATCGTGGATTCGAGATCGCCCTCCCCGATCTCGCGCAGCGCCCGGACACTGGTGGCGAGGCTATTATACTGCCCCCTGAACTCCGCCATCGGGTCAATCCCGGTCATGGCGATTACCGCGCCAGCAGCGAACATGCAGCAATCGTTCTCGCCATAGACAAATGGCGCCGACCGCTTCGACGCTATGTATTCAGAGAGGGACTGCTCCCAGAGATTGTGGCGCGTCACTTTTCCCTCGTCGGATTGCCGCCGCCAACCCACCATGCGCCGTTTCCACCACCACCGCCCCCACCGCCGGAGCCTGAGCCGCTACCAATCCCGTTGGCCGCCCCAAGTGTGGCGTTGGCGCTCAGGTCGCCGGAGTCGAACAGGTTTTGCATCATGTATGTCTGGTTGGGAGCGCCGGCCAAAGAGGCGAGGTAGTTTTCAATTGTGAGAATGACGGCCTGACTTTCCGCAGAGCCAGAAATAACAATGTCATTCATGTAGCCAGTGTAGTAAGGGATAATGGAGCCGACCTGCGTTTCGTTCTCGTCCACGCAATAGAACCACATACGGGCGGAGCGGCCCTGCCAGCGGGTCTTGTCGCCGATCACATTCAGTAGGTCTGAGGTGCGAGCAAGAACGTCGCCACCGCCCCGAACATAGATGGGGTCAAGGTCGCGCTCGACGATTGGATCAAGGTTTACCAGAATACCGTTGAGCGAGATTGCAACGGTGTCGGACCCGGTTTCGTTATGCTTGACCGGCCCGATCTCGATGATGTTGTGATCGTAGCTTTCGTAGGTGCCATCCAGTTCGCTGTCGCCGGAGCCAGAGACGGTGCGGTCATAGAGGCCCGTGGTGGCCCGGAGAACGTCTCCATCAATGTCGGCGTAGAACAGCGCCCGCCAATTGAGGATGCTCCCCTCAAGCGCCGCCTGGGTGGTGGCGTCAACCATTAGAACGACTCGCGCAGATCAAGGGTCAGGCTGTAGACATACCCCGGCTCGACCGAGTAGGATGGCATATCGGTCAGATACATCAGGCAGTAGGGGTTGCGGTATTCCACCGCCGCGTTGGCTGGTATCGGGGTCCGAACTGGCGGCTCGACCGATAGAACGGCCACGCCTGAGCCATCGCTGGTGACATTAGCGGTCAACTGGAACAACTGGTTCTGGATAGTCACAAACTGACCAGCCACTAGCGTGGTGGTGGAGTTTGGCCAGCCGTTAGTTGAGATCGAGCGGCCTACTTGGTTGGCCGCGTTGGTGCTTACGGTGCCGATATTGGCATACTGCGCCGTAGCGTCAACCGGAACCTGAAAATCGTTGGCAGAGCCGCGAGCAAGCGCAAGGAACGCCCGCCACGCATTGAACGTCGAGGTGCCAACGACGGGCGGCAGAGTGACGGTAGCCTCCCACCAGCCGCGCCCAGAGGCAACGACCTGGCGCTTGCCGGTCCACGACGACACATTGTTCTGGGTCGGCATGTTAAGCCGCCATGTGATCGACTGCGGGCGAGGGGTCGAGGGGAACGTAATGGTCGTCACTTCATTGCTCCGCCAAGGCGTGGCCTACGCAGGCCAGCGACAGTCTTTGCTTGCGCGGCAGCAATGATGGCCGGCGCGGCCTCAAGGATACCCTGCTGGACCTGAGCACGCACCGCCGCCGGGTCAGCCGAGCCGCGAGCGTCCACATTGACTGTGACGCCGCCCCCGCTGCTCCCGCCACCCATGTTCTTGTTGGGAATGATGGTGCCGGTCTTGCCGGGGACAAAGAGTTCCGGCCCGCGCTCGCCAACTAGGTAGGGCTTGTTCCCGCCGACATGACCACCTTCTGCGCGGGCGCCCGCCACGCCCGGAACCGGGAGGCCGATGCCGCCAAGGGCCTTTGTCACGAACCCAACAATCTGCTGGACCACATAGAGCCGCCACAGTTCGTCGATCACAGAATTGATGATCCCGCGCATGGCATCCTTCCACGACGAGGCCCCGGTAATCATGCCCTTGAAGCCGTCGGACACAGCCATGCCGATGGACTTGTATGATTCCTCCAGCTTGGCGAGGGCGTCAGTGGTCGGCTTGATGAGCCGGTCAGTCGTGACCTGGACGGTCGCGTCTGCCATCTCGCCCATGAAGGCAAGTTTCTCTTGCATGGCGACCATCTGATCGCCCTCGGCCTGAACCCAGTAGTCTCGCCACTCCTTGTCGGCAGCGATATTCTTTTCGGCGACCCATTCAGCAATCTTGGCCTGCTCCTTGGCGAGGCGTTCCGCTTCCTTCTCGGCCTTGCTGGTGCTGGAGCCGCCTGACGACCCAACCTTTTCCGGCTTGACTGGCTTATACAAATCCCGAGTGATGTCCTTTAGGCCAAGGTCAAACTTCTCAGTGCGCCCAAAGTCGATATCCGCCCTGGCGTTGCCAATGGCCTTGTTCAGTTCGGCCAATTCCTTCTGTTCTTTGTAGACGAACATCAGGCGCCCTTGAGCGTCTTTTCGGCCCTTTGTAGAAATAGATGCCTCTAGCTGCTCCCGTCGCTTGAGCATGGTGCCGAGTTCCTTCTCGGCGGTGCGCAACTCAAACCGCTGCTTCATGTCATCTGCGCGACGCTTGGCGAGGCTGGCCAATGCGCCTTCCGCCGCCTTTGCCCCAGAGAACGTTTCCCACAGCTTGGTAATCAGCGGCCCCAACGCCATCGCGCCAATTAGGACGGCGGCGCCCCACGGCCCAGCAAGGAAGTTACCGATCTTGCCGGCGGTCCCGCCCATCATGGACATGGCGTAGCCGACTTGGCCCAACTGCTGTGTGAACGCCTGCTGGACGCTAGTCCCGCTCGACACCGAAGTGGCGAAGTCGTTGATCTGCATCCCAAGCTGCTGGGTGCCCTGCCGGTTCTGGCGGAGCGCGCGGCTTTGAGCGTCCATCGCGTTGTTGTAGCGGACGCCATTGCGGATCACGACATCGGTAGACGAGGCAAGCGCGGTGTTGGCGCTCTGGAGTTTCTTGGTTTCGGCCTCAAGGGCGCCCACGCGGTTAATCAGCGTGGCGATCTGCTCCTGGCCCTTCACATTGGCCAGAATGTTTACGTTAAGATCGTTTTGCGCCACGCGATTTCTCCTCGCTTACCGCAAAGTAAGCACACCATTCTTTATACTCGTCAATGGAGATTTCCTCAATCTCTGCGACGGTTTTGCCGAGGCGATCCGCTAAGGTCAGGAGATTATACCTGAACGGATCGCTCCTCAGTTTTTTTCGTGGTCTTCAACACTCTCCGACCCACCCATCATGGATGCGGCGACAGTCGAGATCACGCCGACCTCCTCGCGCATCAGAATGGGCTTGTCCTCCAGCGTGAACATCTTGCCGCCCTGGCCGTCCTCGGCCTTGAGGACAATCAGGTCCACCATCGCCTCAAACGAGGCCGACTGGAGGAAGTTGGGGTGCTTGCGCTGGATGCGATTCAATTCGCCAGCAAGGAGCGGGCCGTAATAGACCCGCTCTGGCTTGCCGTCTTCGCCCCACTCGGGCACATCCAAATGACGCTTCTGGCTCGTGCGAGCCTTGATCCGTTCTGCGATACTCATGCTAATCTCCTAGCTATTACGGGGCAGTTGCGGTCGTCAGTGCGCCAGTGCCTTGCAGGGTGATGGTCGATTCCACCATGCCGTCGAACGAGGCCGAAATGGTCTTGCCCGTCACGATGGCGGTGCCGGTCTTGTAGCTGTCGCCAGTCGTCGCGCCTTCCGGGTAGACGTTGATGGTGACTTCGCTGCCGACCACAAGGGCAAGCTGGCCATTGGTGTCGGTTTCGTCCCAGAAGCAATCGACCGTGCCGCTCCACGCCTTGAGCGTAGTCTTGTGGGTGCGGTAGGCGTCACCCATCGTGGTATCTTCGGTGGTGTCGGCGGTTTCCTCCAGAGAGTAGGAGCGGATTTCCGCTACCGCATTAGCACCCACCTTGACGGTGCCTTCACTGCCAGTGTGAGTGGCCATTACGCTTCTCCTTCTTCGGCCTTAGCCTTGACTGCCTTTTTGACCGGGGCCTCATCGCTCCAGCCGATGCTCTTGTAATACTCTAAATCGACGGCACACGCTAGGATGCTGTCATTATCCTTGTAGACCCTGACCATTTTCATCGGGCTGTCTCCACATCGCCAATGGCGGTAATATACTCGACAGCGTAGACCAGTTTGGCGGAGGCAATCGCGCTCTCGCCTTGGACATTGATGTCGATCTCCGTGGCATTCAGAATAGTGGACTTCGCCAATCCGCCAAGATCAAATGACGCAGCGATAGCCTCCTCGATCTCGACACACATGGTGTCTATGGTGTCTTGGACAGCCGTGGACGCGCCCTTGCAATACGCCTCGACCACCACATTGATGACCCGGCGCAGGGTGCGCGAACCGACCGTAATCAGGCTGCTATTTTCGTCGCCAGTGTAGACGCAGATCGCCGGCAGCTTGGCATCGTCAAGCGCATAGCGGCGCATCTTGTAGACCGAGGCCCCTGCGGTCGGAAGGCCGGTCACAAGGGTCGCTACGGCGTCCCTGATCTGCTTGCGAACGTGGGTCACGACTTCTCCAGCATGAGCGTGGTGACGCCAGTGCCGTCCTTCATGACGACCCGGACGGTGTAGGCCACCGAGCGGATAGTAATGGAATCGCCCTCGGCTGCGCTCGCCACATCAGAAGTGCGGCACACGAATTGCGGCGCCGGGATGGTGACATCCATCATCTCGGTGACAGTGCGACTTGCCTGCGGCTCATCAAAGATGCCGTTGACGGTAGAGGGCGAGCCGACAAGCGGGGTATACGTGGCGGCATCCCCGAAGTCATCGAGATCGAAGAATACTGCCAAGTCTGCGGCGGACTCAACGCCCATGATTAGCTCTTACGCGGACGACCGCGAGGGCGCGGATCACGGTGTTCGACCACCGGCCCACGGGCCACCACTTCTTCCGGTTCATCGTAGGGGATGATCTTGCCCTGGCTGATAAGCACACGGGCCTCAAATTCGGGAAGCGGGCCGCAAATCTCGCCAGCCTCAACGGTCCCATTCGAAGTAACAACGCCCTTGAGGCAAAGATACTGCATATCAGTCTCCAGAGAGAGAAGGGGTGGCCGGGACTTCCAACCGACCACCCCGCCCCTATTACACGCCGTCGTTGTTGTAGGCGAACGACACAGCGTGACGAACGGCAACATCGACCGACTGGAGGGCGACGATGCGAACCGTGCCCGAGGTCGAAGCGGTGTACGGATCGACCGTCAGGTCCAGGCCGCCCCACATGCCGATCAGCAGGTCAGCAAAGTTACCGAAGTAAACGTTGCCGGCAGTGGCCTGCTGCGAACGGATGACGCGATAGCCATTGGCTTCGCCGCCTT